AATGGCTGAAACAACATTCTTTAAAGATAACCAATATTACCATTAATTTTTAGGCATAAAAAAGCCCCGACTAGCGAGGCTTTTTTATTATTCCAATTTATTCTGTCAGCTTATCAGCCTTTTTTGCTGTTTCCTTCTCTTTCTTAGGGTGCTTTTTGTCGTATTCCTTATGAAAGAGATTGTACATCTTTATAGTATTAAGACCGAAACTTTTTTCATAAGTTTTCTTAAAAGCTTCTAGTGACATTTTACCGATTGCTGAATCATCAACAAAAGTAGTATTACCTATTTTAATAGCCATATCTAATTTATTAAGGTTGTACGAATGTAGTTGATCCAGCAAACCCACCACCTAGCAAGTCTAGTTGATAAGTGCCTGTTGTCATTAAATCTGTAACGAATGAATAGTTTTCGTTTATTACATTTTCTGTAACAGAAGTTATAACCACGTTCGCACCTAATTCATCAGTTATAGTGAAATAAAGAGATAAATCGCCTCCTAGGTAAATAATATCATCCTCACCCTTGAATCCAGTCAACACAATGCCGTCTAAATCTAAAGTTGTGGTAGTGATATTTGAAACAGTTAAAGAAACCTCGCACAACCCTTGCTTATCCCCTAATGGGAGATCAAAAGTGTTTGCTGAAATATATGATATGTTAGAATCTTTTTCTGATCTCTTAATATTCCAAGAGATAGTTAATCCAGCCGCCGTAGTGTTTGTTGGCTCAACCCATACAGTTGATAAAGACCCTACAGAAATTCTAGTTCCTCTAATAAACCCATCGCCAGCACGAGTTCCTTTTAGGTTGCCCTCTTCATCTACTGAGTAAACAGAAAACTGTTTCCCTTTGAAAGAGTTTAAAATCTCTTCGTAGTAAGGAGACACGTTAGTGAGTAAAGCTGTGTATGTCTTTGCCCCTTTTGACAATTCGGCGACATCGCCCCCGTCATAAACTTGCTGGTTCGCTACCTCTCTAACAGATACGGGGTTTTGCATATCACTTAAGAAATACACTCTCTTTGCCGGATCTATGTTATTTCTCAACGCTTCCACCTTAGCATCTGTGTCCAAATCAGTAGGAGCTAAAACATTCTCCACATTGTTACTGTCATAAGTAGCTTGAAATGCAAGCTTCAAATCTACGCCGTACATATTTAAGCACCCTTGGCCTGTATTTATTACAGAACCTTTACATAATTGTCCCATCTTATCTAGTTTTTAGTTTTACAATTTGTTTTTTCCTTCTTTAGCGAAATTACACCATTTAATTGAATACCACCATACTCATTAGTGAATAACCATTTAAGTGCTCCTTTGCTGTCCTCTGTGGCAAATTTAGTATGATTTACAGTATCCACGGTGTCTATTGGGCCAACTAGTACACTAGGGAAAGCTTTCAAAAACTCATTTACAGCGTTTTCCATTGGGTCAAATAGTTCTGTGTGATAGTCGTCTGTTATCCAATCTGAAAGGTTCACAGAGTTTAAAAAGAATAAGCTTACGGTGCTCTCTCTCTCCATTGCGAAAGTAGATTTAATAAACCTTTTCTCTTTTACAGACTCCAATAGATACACAAAAGGAGCCATATCAACTTGGTTTTCTATCAGCTCATTATCTGTTTGCCTTATTGTTCCGTGAATAAAATTGAGAACAGGTATAACTATAGGAAATGATACATCCGGCAAAGAAATAGCCGTAACAGTTATTGACTGATTATTTACAAAACTTTTAACAGTGTACAACGAGCCATTTACAGTAATCTTATTACGGGTTAATAACCATAGCGTATTATTAACATAAGCTGTGAATGTGCCATCGGTATTATCAAACCAAGATTTCACGATTATTTCGTTAGAAATTCCAGCTACAATTGTTTTTATAGTGTCTTTTATCCTCGACATTAGTAATTTTCGTTTATATATTCAAACATAATTGAGGAATGGTAATCTTTTATCTCTTGAGTAAAATACTCATCTAAAGGTATAGATATAAAGTCTATTACAGCACTCTGCCAGTCACCCTGTTGAACTTTTGTAGTCACGTTAATCCATAAGTCTTCTAGGTATTGAATCTTGTTCAGAACATCTAGAGAGTTTCCTGATTGAATGTATTCCACAACAAAACCAGCTCTTGTATTGTTGTAGTATGCTGTACCCTCTTTTCTGTGCCCATTGTACTTCCTTTTTACTATTTCTATCAAATCATATCCCACAAGCTGCCCAAATATAGCGTTTAGGTTCGAATCATCAGTAGGTGACCAATCAGCTTTAACATCAATATTTACTGTGTGATTAACTACTCCGTCAACCGTATTTTGAACGTAATTAATGTGATTTATTCTGTTCTTTAGATCGATGTCTGATCGATACAAACTAATGAATTCCGTAACGTCTATAGTTAGGTTTTCTTTTACAATGATCATAACTCTACTTTGGTTAGTGATAAATAAGCAGCATACATAGTTGTAGTTCTGTTGCTGTTTGTGGTCCCAAAATCTAATTGTAATTGGAATTGACCACCGCTCAAAGTGTCAGGTGTTATCTCAAACATAACAGACTCCCACAATTTGTTGTTAATATCTTTTGGTTCAATCTGATACCTTTCTGGCAAAATACTAACGCCAAAGTCTTTTATATCCACAAAAGCACTGTTATTTTGGGCTGAATGCGATATGCTAAACCATATCTCTACCTTGTACATCTTCCCTATTTCCGCATTAGAGACTAAAGTAGTGTAAGTTACCCCAGTTGTTGAGTTTGTTGTCTGTTGGTTGGCTAACTGACTACTGTCGTAAGAGTATAATGGCCCTCTTTGATTAACTGCGTTAATTACAGGCTTATTAGGGTTTGTGTTATCTATAGATTGTATATCTGTACCAGCCTCTATCTCGTGAACCTGTCCAAGGAAGTAATCACCATCGAAAAACTTTACTACCCTTTTAAAACCAACCGTTAACGCTGTAAGATCAAATTTTATCTGTTTACCTGTGTCTGAAGAATTGGCTAAATTGAACTCTTCATCATTGAATTGCGTTTTTATGTTTAGCCTTCTCCAGTCATTTAGGTTCCCGTTGTTTAATTCTCTTATGTATAGTCCTGACTGGTAGGTTTTGTAAGGTATCAATAAGACGGTTTCACTTAAAGGTTTTTCAACCAAATAAATTTCACCTATTGCTGGCACTCCCAATGTTACGGGAAGGGCATTTCTATTTATAGCAGTACCTTCCCATCCTTGACCGCCTCCTCCGCTTGACTCCTGAACGTCTAAATGAATAACTTTTCCCATTATCTTTTAAGAATTAATTTTGGCGAAAGCTGCCCTGTAGTTTCTCCGTTTGGATTATAAACAATCCTAAAGTAAACCCACGGAATATGAGTGTCATCTAACCCATCAACAACAGCGACATTTTCAGAGGCAACCTTGTAAGATTTCCATACTGAGTCGTCATTACTCACCTCAAGAGTATATGACCCTGTAGACGTAGTTAGTGAGTCTTCACCCATAGAAAATGACCATGCATAATTCCCGCAAATAGCCACGGAGTCTGTGATAAACGCAGTAGTTGCGTCAATAGGCGTAACCCCTAAAACCTTTAATAATAAATCTATTGGGTTCATAACCAACTTGTTTTTTCTCCTTGCTGTCCGTTATAAGACGGGTAGTCATCGGAATTATGACAAATAAAATATTGTACTGCTGAATATGTTTCAATTGCAGCGTTGTAAATGTTATTTAAAAATGTAGGTGAAACTAGCATTGAAACCTCTGGGCTAGATTTAACCGTCCCAGAAATACTGTTTTTGTAATTCTGATCTCTCACATATTCAAAATATATGAAATCGATTAGCATTTGTTTAATCCCTTTGCTTTTAATTATTCCACAATTATCATCTAAACAAAAATCATTGAATATAGATAGATAGATTTGATCCTCTGGTATTTGTGGAGTCCCAGTAGTTAAGTCAGTAGTAAATAACTCATACAATTGACACCCTAATAAATCGATTAAATATTCTTTCTCGAACTGCTCAATATAAGAGTCTAGGTCTTTTGCCGTGAATACGTTTTGAGAAATATTCTTCTTTCCTGTAAAATCCTCAGATGTGACTATACTCATAATTGAAAAAGCCCCCAATTTAATGAGGGCTTAGTTTATTTAGTTTTACTTACGCCTTCTTTTGTTAGCATCCTCAATCTTCTTAAGCCTTTCGTTATATGACTCAATTAAGGCCTCAGATTCTTTGTTTGCAGATGAAACAAAACCTTTGTCAAGGTATTTTGATGCCGTTTTTATTCCTATATCTACTGATTTTCCAGCAGGTACACCCATTGGGTTTTTTTCGTTGAATTTTACTAGTGCCATATTTATTTTAAGCTTTTGTTAATGCTATTTTTGCTGCTTCAATAGAGGGTACGTGAAGAAATGCGTTCGCGTGAACGTTTCTTATTACTAATGCTTTTCTTAAAGTACCTTTCAATCTGATCCTATCCTCTAAGAAATCAGAAGCGTGTTGAGTCGCAATTGTCAACGTCATACCACGTGCTGAATAAACAACCGCTTTTGTCGTGTCCATAATGTACGCTTCATCAACAGGAACTAAAGGATTATCAATTACTGGAATTCCTTTTACTCTGATTGTTCCATCAGCACCGATAGTGACTAACTTATCAGCTTGAGAATTACCGTCAGCATCTTTAGTCAATAACATCAATTCAGAATCACATCCGTTCATCATAATCAATGTAGGATTGAAATACTTTCTACTTCCGCCGCCTGACTCAGTTATTTGACGCGCTCCCGTTGACACTACGTTTCCAATAGTAGGAGTTTGAACAGATGATGCTAGGCACTCGATTGGAGAACCAACACCAACTGACCAAGTTTGAGCGATTGAGTCAATACCTGTGATTTCATCACCAATACAGTACCTAATAAATATTGCTCATCAAGTTTAAGCATAATGTTCTCCATTAAGAAAATCTCAATTTCAGAACGAATGAAAGAAAAATCCTCTAAAGCTTCAGAACAAACAGGGATTGAATCACCTATTTTCTTGATGCTTACTTCTTTTTCTTCCCAATCTATTTCACTTTCTGGAATAGGCGCACACTCAGCAACGTTGTTAGCGTTTCTATTAAGTGTTTTTTGATCAACATACTTGATTTTACCGCCTGAATTAGTGACAGTAACAGATCGAAGAATGTTTTCAAGCGTTAAATTTCTAACCGGCACTTTTCCCACACTAGGAATAATAACACTTTGAGTGCTGTCAATAACTGACGCTGTTGTTACGTCCGCTTTAGTAGCCACTTCTATTTCAATTGATCCCGAATTGGTTTTAAGCCCATCAAGGTCTGACTGTCTATCAGTAAACGCCTTAATGATCATTTCAGCATCCTCCTCAACAGAACCGATAACAGATTTTTGTTGAAACTCAGAAATAACCTTTCCCATTGTCTCCATCTGTTTGATGAGAGATTTCAAAGTGTCGTTTTTAACAGTGTTAAGCTCTTTTTCCAAATCTTTCAATTTCTTGAACTCCTGAGGGTTGTTCTCCTCGCTTGCTTTTTCCCCTACTGTCTTAAGTTCTGCTCTAATGGCGTCAAGCTCTTGTTTTAGGTTTAATTCTTTTGCTTCTGAATAAGCTAATATTTGCTCATTGTCTAATTCAGATTTTCCCTCTGTTGTCAAGCTTTTAAACTTTCCATCTAGTAACCAAGGTTTTTTCATCTTTTTCTTTTTTTAATTTTAAAATACTAACTACTATAAAAGGTGTTTTAGATTTCTTTGAGTGGCTTCTGCCGGTTCAAATATCGGAGTGCTTACAGCGTTTCCTTCTTTCCCTAATAAACCTGTACTACTATTGCTACCGGCCAACACTAAAGAACTTTCTGAAATGTTTTTTGCTTCTTTCACTACCCAAAAATAACTGATTTCTTCCTCAAAGTCAGTAATATTAGCGATTTCGCCAATGTATTTATTATATGCTTGCAATTCTTCCTTGTCTCTCTTGTCTTGTGAATTCATAGCAAGCTCCACATTCACATATTGCATTCTCACACTAGCCTCAATATCGTCACCGCTATTTAGCCATTCTTTTACTGAGTCGTTAATGATGTCAGTTTTCAAAAACTTGTAAATTAAAGCCTGCGTTTCACCTTCATACCCTGTACCTATAGCACTGAAAGGAATGTCAGCAATCAACATTTTGACATTCTGTTTCTTTACTACCACGTGACTCATTTCCATCTTATGATCAGTTACCAAGTAATTTTTACCCTGTCTCTGCTGTACTGATCTGTTCCAAATACCTTTAACGTGTAAGTCTTTGTGACTGTCAAGTATGTTTGTTGTATTAACTACAATAAACTCGTGATCATCATCTATTTGAACGTTCTTTAACGTTTCAATTCTCAAAAGCTTCTTACCAAGGGGTACGCCGACGTGTTTATCATAAGACTTTAAAACGTTAGCTTTCTTCTGGTCAATGATAAGACTTTTGTTCGCTTGCAAAGCTCTGAACATATCAGTCTCATTATTAAAATCCTTATCTAGTTCTTTGCAAATCATCTTTCAAGATATAGTTATTTGAATTAACTTTCAACATTTTCTTTTGGTTTTCGCTTTTTATCCTTTCTCTAATGCTTTTATCTTTGATTTCCGACATTTTATTTAGATGTTGGTTGATTTTCTGGTTTTCCTTTTAATAATACAGACGCTTGAAACAAATCAATCTCGCCTTCGTCAACTCTTTCGAGAACCATCTGCTCAAAAGTAAGTGATTTCTTCAATGCCTCTACCTTTCTTTCGTTCACTTTTATACTGTAATTAACTGTGAATTTTTTATTAAGGAACAATTGAGCATTGTAATTTAGCAGTTGCATAGTAGGGATATAGACTTGTTGGTATGCGCCTTTCTGAGCCTCTGCCATATTATTGTAAGATGTATTATCTCCGTCTCCAAATAGTTTAGAATCAAGGCCGAATGCTGGTGCAATTATTCTTAGTTTATTTATCTTGTTCTCTGTTAATTTTAAATCAGCGGGAGACATCCCTACCTGAACAAAATCAATATTAGCATTAGTCACTCTCACTTTATTGTAATTCACGGCCCCACCCGACTTCTGTTGAAAATCCTCTTGAGTGTCTTTTTTCTCAGTTGGTGTCATTGGTCTATCTGATTTGTTAGTTACAAAACCAATAATACCCCTATTTTTAAATATAGAAGCTTCGGCTGTTGTTATCTCATTACAAGATATAACCTCTCCCCACATTGGTTCCATAGGAGAGAGTCCATTGTGTGAATCTTTCACAGAGTCGCACTCTGGATCTGGCATAACGATATGTATCACATCATTAATATCTAAAGGTGTTGGCCTAGAATCTGTAAAAGGTTTGTAGTTATACCCTATTAAAATACCTTGGTTGTTTATGATGTTTGTTACTATTTTTGATTTCAGCACTTTAAAACTTCCAAACCCTATATTATCTGTATAAAGGAAATAAAGTTCACCTGTAGTCTCGAATTGGATCAATGCGTCTTCTGTAAGTATCTTAAACCTTTCGTAAGTGTCAAAGTATTCACCATCTTCTATTTCTGAACCGCTTCCGTTTTTAATTGAACTTTCAAGTGATTGGCACGTTTTAGCTATCTTGTTTATAACCATATAAACGTAAGCGTTCTTTTTGTACCCTTCTTTTATGTAGTCTTTCTTACCTGTGAAGAATTGACCAAAATAACCATCAACTATTTCTAGTGCTTGATTAACAGAGCTATTGAGGTTTTGCTTTAAAGTAGACCCCCAATTCATTATTTTTTTTAACATAGCAATTATAAATATAATGTAACTCCGTACCTGATCGCATCCATAGCGTGATTGTCTTTATCCTGTGGATTGTTTAACATTATTCCTGTTGAATTGTCTTTTTTGTACTTGTATGCCTCAAGTTCGTTAATTATATCCTTTGAATCCTTATGAACAAACAAATTATGCCCTTTTACGGTGTTTATCCCTGATAATATAGATCCAGCGCCTTTTGTGCATCTTATTGCTGTCAAATCTAACATTACTAATTCGGCTATACTTTGAGGTTGAGATGAATCACAAACAAGGTAAGCATCTTTACTTATTTTCCCTTCTAACCTATCTTTAATATCTTGATTAACTAGTCCTGTTTCATAAATAAGCTGCTTAAAATATAAGTTGTTCTCAACTTTTTTTATTTGAACGCACGCTGTAGGGTCGTTAGTGAATCCAAAATCAAGACCTACGTTAACCCAGTCAAAACCTTCTGGCTCGTCTTCGTATGTTGACCATTCCGGATACACTAAACCTTCTTGAACAGCTCTCTCTCCAAGACCGTAAACCTTCCACTTAAACACGTCAGCCGTCTTGTTTTTTGTGTTTTCTTCGTTGGGTCTTCTTTCGTCTTCTTTCAGGTGTAAGTCTTCGTTATTCCACGGGTTATAAGACAGTATTTTGGCTCTCGCTTTTTTTGGCGCAAACTTATTATTAAGAACTGTTGTTTTGTGAATCTTGCAGTCTGGCCTCTTTTCCATATTGTATATATGGTGTTGTTTTGCTGACGGGTTATAATCAAGCATAAAAAAATCAGAGGTTCTTTGCTCTAGCTGATCGATAGTATCCTTAGAAATATTCATTGCCTCATTAAGCCAGAATACGTCTTGTGTTAATCCGTGAGCCTTCATTATATCATCATTTACACCTACAAACCTTATCAAATTGCCGTTTATTTCTAAAGTGCAATCATACTTAACTTTCTCAGGTCTACACCACCATATTAAAGCTTTTTTAAAATCAATCAACAAAGTGGATTTAAGAGTTACTAATGTATCTCTTCCTACTGTTATTGTCTTTCCTGTGTTATTTATAGCATACCATATAATAAACTGACATATATCAACCGTTTTACCAGAACGAGAACCGCCCTCTAGCAAAAGCCCTGTCTTCTCTTTATGATTATTCAAAAGGAAGTTGAAATTTGTTTGACAATTAACCCTGACCCTTTTCATCTGTTATGGTTATATTTATATCGATGGGTAGCTTTTCATCTTCTTTTACCTCTATCTCTTGACTATCTTTCCACCCCATATTTTTTAAAGCGAAAATGGACCCCGTACACGTCTTTGATAAAAGCATCTCCTCGTAGGACATTTCAATAACTAAAGAAGCTCTTTTTAACATGTACGAATATTCTATATTTTTTTTATACTCGTAAAAAGTTGATCTGCTATCGAAACCAAGATACAATGCCAACCCCGTTATTGTTGGCCTCTTTTTATATTCCTGTTTTTCATCAATCAAACTATCAAAGAAATCGTTTATTTTCAACTCCATATCTTCTGGACTTGAATATATTGGAGGTTTCCCAGAGTTTGTTAATCCTTTCGCAAATTGGTTTCCTTTAGGTGCTGCCATATCTTTTAATAATAACACAAAAAAACCTCACTAACTAAGTCTTTGAGGTTTTTATTATTTATGATTTTAACTAATTATTAAATATTGTTTAAATAACAATTTAATACGAAGTTGTTATTTAAAGTATGTAAACACATATTAAAAAATCTAAACAATGTTATTTAACTACTATTACGTATAGCCCTGTGTTGTATGTAATTAAATAAAAAGCTTCTGTGGTTAAAATAAGGTCAGTTGCTTTTTATAATCATTATACTCTTTCACTCCATTATCAAAGTAGGTTTTATCTATTTCACAAATATCTAAATCATACCCTTCTTTATCACAAGCTTTTGCAATTGTCATACTTCCTCCGTGCGTATCTATTATCTTCATACCTTTTTCAGCATATTTATTTAATATCCACCTATAAAGCATTATTGGTTTTTGTGTTGGGTGTATTCGCTTCTCTTTGTTTTTCATATCGTACTGTAACATTCCGTGCCACGTTATTTCTACGAAATCAATTTTATTTAACCAGCTCAAATAAGCAAGTTCACCTGTGCTATAAGTTGGCATTGTTACGTTCTTGTGCCAATACAACATACCACCTTGTAGGTTAAAGAAGTTTGCACCCCAAATTATTTGCTTTTTACTTACTCTTTTTAGCTCTTCAAAATATTCATCAGTAGGTGTTGAGTTATCCCAATTTGTCTTTTTATAGGTAGTAAGTTTAGCCAAACTTGTTTTTTCGTGATTTATACCGTTAAATCCGTTATTTTTTTATCTGCATCAATACCATAAGGTGGATCAACAATAGCTAAATCATAGTAGTTATCAGGTTTAGTTTTCATAAACTCAATGTTATCAATATTGTAAAAATTTATTTCGCTCATATTTATCTTTTTCATTTAACTACATACAACACTAACTAAAACAGCATTAAAACGCTGTCTAGTTTAACCGTTGTAAAACATTAAACATCACTTCTATATCCTTTGCTTTTCAATTGTTGCTTAATAGCTATAACAGCATCTTCATCATCTGGTAACGATTTTACAACAATCTGTATAGGTAAAATATGTACGAGTTCAGCTATTATTTCTTCTTTACACTCTTCATCAATATTACTCCACCAGTCATCAAATCCACCCCTACTATTAAGTACATCAATCATTTTCGTTGCTAATTCTTCTCTGTTGTCTATCATTTTTTCAGTTATTTAATCGTAAATTTTCTACCAATACAGTTAGCCATTAGCGATAACACTCTTTTTAGTTTCCACACATATCGCATCTTCTTAACTTCTTGCAGTTAGATATATCTTTATTTACAAAGCCACAATTCTCTATACCTAATTCAAAGTTACATATTAGGGTATCGCTAACAGGATATAAAACCAATAAAGCTTTATCTATCTGAGAGATTTCAGTCTTACGTTTAGCTATTGATTCTGAGTATTCGGGGTTATTTGCATCTGCAAGGCTTAATTCAAGTTCTGCTCCTGCTTTTCTTCCTTTAAGTAGTTTTTTTACGTAGTCCATATTCGGCTTTACTGGGTTTATATTGGTCATTATCTATAATAAGGCAAGTTCTTTTTTAACCTCATACCAATATATTTCATCACCGTTGATTTCAAAATCTGGGCTACCATCATATTTAGGGAAGTTGAACGCACTTATGATCTCATCAACACAAACCAAAGCGAGTTCCTTCGCTAGTCCTGTTTTTTCTGGGGTATCCCATCCATTTATCACTGGTAGGTATTTCCACAGTAATTGCTTTGCTTTTTCTTTAGTCTGTACCATAGCTTATAATAGATAACACGCTGTATAAACCATAAGCAAATACAGAGTGTTGGTTAATAATTTATTTCTTTGGTGTGCTTACGGTTAATACAGTAACGTTATCTATAATTTAGGGAGGTGCTTCGTAAGCAAGGTTCTTAGTACGTGAGTCATACTTTCATCTTGCTTACCTGCTTCCTTCCTTAATCTAGCTAATAGGTTATCTGATAACCTAAAAGCTGTTTGTTTCTTGTTTGCCATTATTTAACTATATCAAATTGATGTATGAGTGTTCCAGAGTTTTGATTTCCTTCTTTTGATTTGAACAACTCAAAAAAATCATTTGTTTCAACTGTTCCAAATCCAAATGTGATTTTGTACTCTGTTCTACCCATTTTAGCTAATCCTGTTTTCTCGTTAACTGTAACTAATCTCCCTATTAAACTTTTGTTGTTAGCTTTTAATATTTTTAAAGTTCTCATATCTCTCGTTGTTTGTTATACAAATATAGCTTTCTTATTTAGTTATACAATAGTTATACAAAGAAAGTTTCGTTTATATCAAAAAAAAATAGATAACAAGGTATAAAAACAAAAGCCTAACCAAGTGTATTACATATAGTTAGGCTTATTTCGTAGGCTTCAGTTTTTATACAACCGTTAGCAAACATTAAGTTTTCTGATTAATGTTTGCACTCGGTAGCACTCTTTTTGTTTTTCCTCTAAGTTCAGATTGTTGTCAGCAAGTACATACTCTTTGTATGTGTAAAGAGTAGCATTTACATCATCTATTAGCTCAAGATTGCTAACAAGATATAAATCTAAAAGCTCCTTAATTGCCTTCTCTTCATCAAACTCACCTTGCTTTGTGTAACTGTTTTCTAATATATGTTTCAAGTTCTTTTCATATCTTCAAGTTTTATATTGGTCATTAAGAGTAAATCAGGTCTTCAACACCAACACACAGAAGCTCTGACAAATACCTTTCTAATAAATGAGATTTGTACCTCTTTATCACTTTATTATAGGCTATACTTCCTTTTACTATTAGCCCACCCTCTTTGTCTTTACCGTCTGCTTCTTTATACTCTTCATTACTAAGTTCCTTCCATTTAACACTGTCTTTGTAGTCTGGGATTTTACCCATCCTTTTCAAACAATCAAAATATCTTACACCGTGCATTAGTTCAAACCCTTTCGACTTACCATTAATGAATTTTGTGTTTAATTCCTTGAATGTATCAGTGTCCGCCTTAAGTAACAAAGCTATCTTGTCTTTCTCGGTCGTATCCGTAAGTTCTAAGCAAGGGTTTACTGTGTTTGTGTACTTTGCTAACCTTTTAGCTCTGTAAGCCTTGTAGTGGTACAGAACAGAGCCTAAAAAGTCAGTACTGAACTTATTATAATGCTCTATCTTCTTTTCAAGCTTCATTGATGAATTTAGTTTTATAGCTTTTTCCACCTCTGAAAAAGAAACATCTGAAAACTCAACACACCAAAAGTCAATTATTGCCTGCGACTCTATATCAATCATTGGCTCAGACAACCCAATCAAGAAACCTATACCACTTATCTTTTGAAGAAGACTTATAATCTCTTTTGGCTCATAGTTTCTTATTTTTTTAGTGTTGAAATGAAGATCTACTATTTCGTCATTGTATTTTATTTGAGTTTTAACTTCTTTTAACTTATTACTGTGTAAACTAATATCTCTCATTACTTTCTTGGTTTTTGTTTTTCATTAATTCAAGTCTGTTGTGATTATCTTGAAACTTTTCAATTCTTGTTTGTTTTTCTTGTTTTTTGTTACCGTTATTATTGAAGTTGTTTTTAATCCAAGTTTTAATTCTTCTTGAAGTACTAAATGAAGACTGCTTCTCGAATCTCATTTTTTTATCTTTGTCTCCGTGTTCTGTCCAGTAATCAATAAACTCATTACTGTGTTTTATTTCATTTGGAAATTCACAATTAAATAAATCAGTTGTTGATTGTGAAAACTTTAGTTTTCTACTAATTATAGTTTCTTTTGTTATTGTTTCTTTTGTTTTATTATACTCTACTATACTATGGGGATTTACGGGTGTTTTATTCACACTTAAACTTTGTTTAGTGTTACCTTTACCTTGTTTAAGTATGCCTTTACTTGTTAAAAGTAGTATTAATCTTTTTTTGTCAATACAATTGTTTGACCTTTTACTGTAAGCGTCTTGAATACTATCAATAAAAGATTGACACCAAATAATTTTATTTTCATTCCATAATTCAGCGTCGAACTTATCTAATTCAACTAAATCTCTAACTATAGACTCAAGCGTATCTACACTCACCTTACATTTAGCAGAAAGAAACATTATTGTACTCTTTTTGCTTAAATCAAGATAGTGGTAATCCGCCTTAGCTAACCCTCTTAATATTTTAATAAATACAGCGAAACCATCATTACCATAAGTTTCTTCGATATAAAACATCTTTGTGCCTTCTTCACAAATAAATGGGAAGTAGTCAACATTATTTCTTTGAGGTCTTGCCATTATACTAGCGATTTAAGTATCATATTAATGTCCACCAAAGAAAAAATTATTTTGAACTTTGTATTTATTTTTCCTAACTCTTTTTCTGATTGTTTTTTTACTATGTGTCTACCAATAGCACTATGTTTCATCATAATCTGTTCGCTGATCACAAATGAAGAGAAAGCCATATCCCACAACCTGTAAAAGTTATTTTCCCTTATATATTTTATCTTTCTTTTTTTGATTGAGAAGCTCATAATATCGATTAATATTTGTTTAAAATCTGTTTACTTTTTAGGCATAGAAAAAACGATTAAAGTAACCCTATTGCTTTTAATTTTGACAATTCACTGTCTTTCCAGTCATTATGCTCGACCCTCTTATAAAAAGTCCTTCTACTAATCCCTAAATAAGACATAACCCACGTTTTTGTTCGTCCTTGTGCTTCTATGTTCATCATTATATCTTTGGTCCCTTTCATTACTTGAATATATACATTTATGTTTACATGTGATAATTAAAAAGAGGGTTATTTATACAACCACGTTAAAACAACCCTCTTCTTTCCACATTATACGAAGATGATAAATCTTCTACTACTCGAAGGTGTAGCTTTACCCTTGTTGATTATTTATTTTATTGATTTATAGTGTATTTTTCTGACTAGATACTGTTTGTCTTTTATGGTTGCCGGTAAGTACCCTTTTTCAACAAACCTCTTTATCTTCTTTTTATTGTAAAAGAATGGCACAAACAACCAACTGATTCCACAAGTACAAACAGCCAATAAAAAGTGCCTGAAAGCGCCTGTTAAATCACCTATAAACAAGGGAAAGAATATTCCAAACACAAGGCTTTTAAAACTGTAGCCTGTTGATAATCTCCTTTCTATTCCGTTTTTCTCTAATTTTATCATTCTGTTGTTTTTAATGGTATGATTACTCCTTAATATCTAGAGCGAAATCAGTATATTTTTTAACTGTCTTTTCTCTTAATCTATAAAGCATATCGTGAAATTCTGCGCTTATCCTGTCTGCTTCGTTTTCGGCTTCCTTGCTTTCTTTACTCCAAGACTTTACGCAGTTGTTGGCGGCGTTCCGAAGTACTGTAAATTCAAATTTTTGCCTACCTTTAAATTCTCGGCTACTCAGGTAATCAATTTGCTCATCAAGTGCTTTTATTATACCTACTAACAAATTTGTATTAGCAATTTTTAATATGTCTGCTCTGTTTTTATCTGTTAGTTCTGAATTAATATCTTTACTATTCATTATGCGTAGTGGTTTAAATTGTTTAAAATATCGTTCTCATCCCATTTAAAAATAAGAACTACTGTGTCAATAAACTTAGAGTAAAGTTCCTCAAACTCCGTGTTATCCATTTTTGCGAAACTTATACTTTTAGCTTCGTACACCATAACGCCCCTGTGGTTAACATATTGAACATAGTACCCCGCCGCTTTTGTTAACTCCTTCCTTAATTGATCTATATCTTGGAAAATATCTTGGTTATGAAATACCATATTGATTAAAGAGAAGAACTTTTTATGAAACTTCAGATTTCTAGGCTTCGTAACAACACATTTAAACATTTCATTAGCCTTTAGCTTTTTAGATTTTTCAAAATCTGAATCGTTGGCCAATTTAAACGTGTTGTTAAGTTGCTTGATCAAGTATAGTTCCATTTCTAACCGTGAGTGTTTATTTTTGCAATAGATAATTTATGACTTTCTTCCCATAAGTTGATGAGTCTATTATCTTGGTGTTTTATTTTACCTTCTAGTGCCTTGTTGCTTGCGTTGATATCTTCTATTTCGATGATAGCTTTTCCTGTGATTTCTGAAGAAACTTTCAAATCTGAAATTGAATCGTAAAGAGAGTTTTTTACTTCTTGATTATTTTTTATTTGAAACCTGTACCTTTTTACATTGTTTTCGCAGGTTTGAATCTTTGTTTTTAACTGATTTGCTTTTTTATCTAAATTCATAATCAATGTTTTAAATGTCTATGCCTAGCGACTTTATTTCAACAATTTCAGACTCCTTCCATAAGTAAGAGTTTTTTAATCTAGCCCTGTATTCGTTGTCAGAGATACCTATGCGGCGCAATACTTCCTTCAATTGTATTTGGGTGCTTAAAAACTTCTTTCCTATACCGTTAAACCGTTCAGCAAATTTTAACCTTTTAGCTGTTTCTGATTTACTTATAGGCGTATTGTCTTTATCTGTTCTCAGTCTTCTTAAATACTGAATATGAGCCTTTGATATGGTTACTATATTCTCAAAACTAAACTTAGTACCGTGACCAAAACCACTTTGTACCGTGGAGTCTTCTTTGGTGGCTCTTTTATTGATGTCAATCCAGTACGACAACCCTTTGTCGATATCTGTGTTTAGATCAATAGTAACACCATTATTAAACAGATGGTTTTCCATATTATTTTTTAGGTAGTGAGAGTTTTTTAGGTTCTCCGTTTTTAAGTGTGACGATTAATCTTTTATCGGTTATCATTTTCTCAATCGTCGGCCTAGATATCCCAATATTTTCCTGAACCTCTTTGACTGTGTAGTCTTTGCCAGTTTCTAAACTGTCTAGTTTAGAAGTGTTTTTCGGTACTCTCTTAGCCATTTTTCAGTAATTCTTTAAGGTGATCAAGATCAACAACTCTTGTGGGTTTAGAGGGTAGATTCTTATTGTCTCCTCGAAGAAAAAGCATTTCTCTTGTTACTGTATGGTAAACAGATATGAAGATTATTTGCTCTCCTTTTATTAATCTTATTCTTTGCCCCTTGTCTCTCGTTCTGTTCTCAAACGACCATCTACCTTTCTCAGCAAAACCTGCTATCAATTCAACCTCTTCTGAAGAGAACACGATTTTTCTTTTTATTGATTTCATAGCTATCTTTTAAAATGGTAAATGATCTTTCTGTTCCAATGTTTCTGCTTCTGAATATGTTGACGGCCGAGACGGTGGGAGAGCGTATGATGATTCTTGGATGCCTTGATCAATCTTCCAAGCATCAAGATTAACGAAATACGATGTTTTACCATCTTTCTCCCATTTCTTGCCTTTTATGTTGAAGTGCACTTTAATACTATCACCGACACTGAAGGGCGATAACGTATCGCATTTTGCCTGAATAAGTTGAAATTTAATATTCTCAGTATACACACTGCCGCCTGCGTTATCCTCTGTCTCTATTACAAATTCTCTCTTTTTGAAACTGTCGCTTACTTGCACTTCTTCGAACTTTTCAATTAGCTTACCTTCTATTTCAAATGACATATTATTTACTTAATTTTTCCTTTAATTCGTTTTTAAGTTTTTCGTGAATAGGTTGTATCTTGTTGCCCATAGCGGAATACACCCCCCCTAATTTTTCCAATGTTTCACATTTTTTAAGCTTTACAGCCCATTCGTCAATAACCCTCTGTTTTTTTATCGTTTCTTTTTGCTCATCAGATAGATGTTTCTCCTGAAAAGAGTCTGGATCGTCCTTGTCAGTAGGAACATTGAAATATTTTAAAAAGAAGTATCTTTCCGCATAAGTAAGGGCGCTGCCAACCCCTTTTTCATCCCCATTAAGACCAGAAGAAAAGAACAGGTTCTCATCAGTTTCACCCGTTGCAGTATCTACCCACGTGAAACGCATTTCTAAAGAATACAAAGTCTCATAAACATCTATGAAAAATTTCTCTTCTTTTTGTCCTGAGTCTACGGTGTTGCCTTTATTGTCTTTTACTTGAGGCTTAAAACTTTTAAATTTTTCTTTGTCGTGTTTACTTTTAATAAGAACTCTTTCACTTTTCATTCCTAAAACTTCGGTTTTAAGAAGTATTCCAGCCTCGTTAAGTAATGGATTAAATGTTCCTAAAACCAGACTAGGCGTAGCATAAGAATATTGATAACTGTCTTTATCCATCTGTAAATAAGGTACTTTCTTCTTTACTTCTAGAAGTTTTTCGAATAATTTTTTTTTATGTTCCGTCATCATCTTTTTGTTTTAATACCTTACAAATGTAAACTAATAATACTAACAAAGAAAGGTTTTAAAGTATTTATTTTTAAAGTTTGGTGTGTCCCTACATTATACCTATATTAGGGACGTAGAATAAAGTGAAACTATTTAATTTAACATTATGGCTAAGAAGATAAAAACCGAAAAAGGTGAAGAAATGAAAATATACGTTCGCCCATCTAAGAAACTAATAATGGTTGAAATGGCAAAAAAAGAAGGGTTCGAAAACTCAATGAGTGCGTTTGTTAATATGTGTATAGATAAGCTAATGAGAAGTAAAGGGGGTGTTTAATTGTTTCAAAATATAAATTTATGGAAAACATATTATTAAGAAAAATAGTACTAACAGCCTTTAATAGGTTATCAAATCATATCGCAGACACTTGTCAAAACAGTGGGTCCAGTTTTGTTGAAAGAAATAGGTGGAATTATAAAATTGAATCTAATTACGGGCATAGTGTGGCTTTTGAATGTACTTTGCTTACCTCTGTCTCATCAATGGTTAGCCTTAAGAGCTCGCTACCCGTTTTCGTATTGTCAGAAATTAATATTTACTCAAAACAGGAAAAAAAAGTTCAGCTAATCACAAGAGATAATAATCATCGTGTTGATTTCGATCTCCTCCAAGCACATATTGTTTATTTGATAAGAAGTTACCAACCAGAAAAGGTTGAGAGATGTATTTTCAACCATTTTAAAAAATAGAATGAAAAAGTTTAAGCTAGTGCAAAGGAGTATTGAAGAGTGTAAAATGATGAAATTTCATTTTGATTTTGAGGTCGTACCTAAACAGTCTGCAAGATTCGGAAATGGGAGAGTTTTTAAAGATAAAAAAGTTCTCGATTTTGAAAGATTAGTCACAACTGAGGCAAAAAAACAACTTCAAGGTTTCAATAGTGAAAAGGGGCACTTAGATGGGCCTATATACTGTGAAGCTACTTATGTTTTTAATCTGCCTAAAAACGCCCCTAAGTGGGCTGTACAGGGTTTAGAAACCGGGAAAAAAGTATACAAATGCACTACACCCGATGTAACAGATAATGTAAATAAAGGCATAATAGACGCCCTGTCCCCTTTGATAATGGATAACGATTCTAGAATATCCCTGTTCAAAGCGCGTAAGATTTACGGGGTTAAACCGAGAATAGAAATCGCTTTTTATGAACTACCAAACCCAGAAAAAGATAATTATGAATAAATCAAAACAATTTTTCGAAAACAATATTACAAACCATAACGGCTAAGAACTTGATTGCATGGCATTTTACACCTTGTTGTATTGAAGTACTGGTGATTAACCATTGAATTAAATTGACTATGGAAACAGAAATAAAGAAAAACGGAAAAGGGCACGATATTTATATTAATGGTGGTTGGGTAATGTGGGTTGTTGGGAGTAAAAGAAACGCAAACAAAGAATTAAAAATTTACTTAAAAAAATAATTATGGAATTAGTAGGAAGAAGTTTTGAAATACACACAACAGGAAGAATGACTGTTACAAGTATGAACGCTGACGGTTACCAACAATGGAAAATTGACAGTGTAAAAAGTGAAGGTGTTCTGTGGTGCGAACTTAAAAGTACCAATATGTCAATGTATAGTGGTGGAGGTTATTTTAAAGAATTTACTATTGGAGAAGTTAAGAGGTACTTAAAGATTAAGTAACAAATTAACTTAGTATTAATGCTAATGACCAGTGTAAACGCTTTTTTTATTGCGTTTTACACCGTGTTAGGCATTATTAAATTAACAGATAAAAAAACAAGATGATAGATTTATATAAAGGTGATTGTTTGGAGATAATGAAGAAAATAGAAAGTGGCTCAGTTGATGCAATAATAACAGACCCTCCATACGGAACGACTGCTTGTAAATGGGATAGCGTTATTGATTTTGATTTAATGTGGGAACAACTAAACAGAATTATAAAACCTAATGGTGCAATTGTATTATTTGGTTCAGAACCTTTTAGTAGTGCGTTGAGAATGAGTAATATTAAAAATTACAAGTATGATTGGATATGGGAGAAGCCAAAAGGAACAGGTTTTTTAAATGCTAAAATACAGCCTTTAAGATATAGTGAATTGGTATCTGTGTTTTATAAAAAACAATGCACATACAACCCTCAAAAAACAACAGGACATAAACCATCTAATAAATCAAGTGCTAAAAGTATCAAGGAAACTGATGTTTACGGCAAATTTAATAAACAAGAAAAAGGAGGACAGACAGATAGACACCCTAAAAATATAATAAAATTTAATAACGTTAATTCTTCAAAAGGAATAATACACCCAACACAAAAGCCAGTTGCACTAATGGAGTACCTAATTAAAACATATACCAACGAAAACGAAACTGTTTTAGATTTTACGATGGGTTACGGAAGTACTGGAGTAGCTGCAAAGAATTTAAACAGAAACTTTATAGGTATTGAGCAAGACGAAAAGTATTTTAAGATAGCTGAGAATAGAATACAAAGCACTCTCCTTTAATAAACTAAATAATATGATAGATTTAAGATTAGGTGATTGCCTTGAAGTAATGAAAACAATTGAAAGCGGTTCAGTTGATGCAATAATTACAGACCCACCGTACGGAACAACAGCGTGCAAATGGGATTCAGTAATAGATTTTGAATTAATGTGGTAGCAACTAAATAGAATTATTAAGCCTAATGGTGCAATTGTGTTATTTGGTTCAGAACCTTTTAGTAGTGCTTTAAGAATGAGTAATATTAAGAGTTACAAGTATGATTGGATATGGGATAAAGTAACTTCTGCAAATTTTATACAATTTAAAAATGTACCCGCAAAATGTTACGAAAATGTGTGTGTTTTTTACAAAATAAAACCGACATATAATCCTGTAATGGAATTAAAAGAAAAGAAAAATTTAAGACCAATTAGCAACAAAAAAACATCAAACAGAAAGATATTTAAAATGGCAAGCGGTGAAGAAAAAAGAGGTGTTAATTATAGTGATAAATTAAAATACCCTAGAGCTATTCAAGTTTTTAATAGAATGGCTAAAGAATGTAACACTTTAAACAGACAACACCCAACGCAAAAACCTATTGCTTTAATGGAATACCTAATAAAAACCTATACAAATGAGAGTGAAACAGTATTAGATTTTACAATGGGAAGCGGATCAACTGGAGTAGCTGCAAAGAATTCAAACAGAAACTTTATAGGGATAGAGCAAGACGAAAAGTATTTTAAGATAGCTGAGAATAGAATACAAAGCACTCTCCTTTAATTATGCCTAACACATATCTATACGCCATTCAAAAATTGCACACGGTTTAAACGATTTAAACAAAGATTTTTAATCAAAACTTAGAAAAACTGGTTTTTGTTCGTGTGCAATTATTGAACATTGTTTTTTAATTCACTAAACAATTAAAAAAGAAGACTAACTTCTAGCTTTCTTTTTTAATTTCTCATACATTCTAATAGCTCCAAAACCAAGCATACTAGTAACTAAAGGCATTAATCCATCAGTATTTAGAGGGTACTCTAGTATTTCGTTCTTATCTAAACACATTCTTGCCCATAAATAAGAACCCAAAATATATTGTGGGATATAAAAAGAAGCTAAAGATATCCCACAAACCCAACCTATAAAAGGTCTCCACCCAGAAACAAACAAAGAAGAACTTTTACATTCTGCTAAGTTTATCTCTGTTTGCAGTTTGTTGAAGGCTATATCTAACTTACCTTTTTCTTCTTGTGTTGTGGTTAATGTATTAACTATCTTATTAATACCACCCAAACCATCTTTTACAACAGCACCTACTGCTTGCCCTGCTTCTTTACCTAATCCAAACATAATTACAAATCTTTTGTTTTGTGTTTCAATACCTCTATCTCTATATCTTGTTTATGGCCTTTCTTTTTACCCTCGTCTATTTTAATTAATATGCTTTTAACAGTATAGAAAAGAAGGATCATAAAAAAGCTACCACCTGTTACAAATGATATTATCGGATGCTCTTCCATTACTTAAAATCTTCTTTTTCCAACAAAGTATATGTAAAAGAATTACCGTATAGTTCACTAGATACCTTAGCCAATGACAAAGCAACATTTAATTGATTTTCGTGACAGTGAACTTGACAACCAGCGGAATAACCTCCTATAGTATTTTTCCCGTATGCGTGATGCTCGTTTATACCGAATAACCCCGTATCAATAATGCTTTTATCAATTACGTTGTCTTTGTTTATGTCTCTGTAAACACTACACTTAGCCTTTTGCACAAAAGCCTCATATTTACCTCTGTGAAGACCTATTTTGTGCATACCTAAATACTGAGCAGGAACAAGTAAAGCGCACCCTTTAGGGTTCAAAAATTTTTCCTTTAAATACTTATAGCCAGCGTCAGTAGTGAAGTTATCAAATTGAAATACTTGACCAATACCACCAATTACAACAGCGACTAAATAGGAGTCATCAAATGTGTTTGTAAGCTCATCACTTAATCTTACGCCTATCCTGTTAATGCTTTTTTCTGACTCAAAAAACCTATAACCTTTCCTTAGCATTGTTTTTTTCACCTTGTCATAACAATATTTCATAACTCCTTATTTTTCTTTTCTCTAATATAATGCCCTCTAACCACGTAAATCAATGAGCAAAGCGCCGTAATAGACCCTAAGAAGTGAGACATTTCTCCAGTGATCACCATAGACCATAATTCGTCGCTGAAAACCGCTAAAACGGCAGCTATGACAGTTTTAGTCTCAGTGACTAAACCCCAAAAAATGTCTATCATTCGGTTAACCCTTTAAAATAAATGATAGTATGTTTGTGTGTGTCGTGAATATTAACTGGCAAACCACTAGTAACCATTAAAAGGTGATTATCAAAAGATGATAAATAACCTTCCTTTATAGCTGTTGTTTTAAAGTATTTCTTAGGTTCGTAGGACTCCCCGTCAGGCTTAAACATTTCCCTGTTTTCGTCATAGAAATATTCCAAGGCTTCTGATTGCTCGACAGGCTTTTGAGTTGATACATTGACAAAATCGCTACCTGTTGCGAAAGGTGGTTTTTCTGTTACTTGTGACACCCATACACCTTCTATCTGTAACTGTGTGATCATCGGTAAACTTATTTCTCTCTTTAATTGATTTGAATTCTGTTCCGTAGCTATTGTTCTACATAAGGTCACCCCATCGTCAAGCAAATATTCAACACATTGCATTGATAAAGACTTAACAAAAGGGTTTGAGATCTCTTCCTCAAAAACATTCTTCTGAAAATCAAAATTCACCTTGTAATATTTTTGTATCTTTTTCATATTAATTTACTCCTACAGACCATCCTGCGTTTATTAGTGTTATTACTGCCGCTAACCCATCAAAACCGCCACTCGTAGCGTCTGCCACTGCGTTTGATCCGTCAATCGTTATCGTCCCTGTTATGTATTGTGTGCTAAGCGCAGCTAAATCTACTAGTATGTGATTAACTATATCCGACGTGTAATTATTAGACTGAAGATTTATAGAGTCTGGGAGCGTGTTAACTCCAGTAAACCCCGTAAAATTTATATAACCCATAACTGGGCAAGACTTTACATTTATTGCTGAAGGTCTAGAGGTTAACGCTGTATTGTATACCGATTTTAAAACTACAGAAGTAAGATCTGTACATCCTGATATATTAAGACCTCCGTTAAGGTTCTGAAACCCTGATAAATCTAATGAAGTAGAGCCTGTAGACACGATAGAAGTGCTTGAAGGCATAAGAAATTCGCTGCCATTAATAGGAAATAATATCTCAAAAGAAGCGCCTGTACTGCTAAATGATAGTTTAGTGGTAGGTATTAATAATTGCCTAGTCAGATCAACGTTATTGTCTATCCCACATAATAAGAACTCTAAATTTGCGGGTCTACCTTGTATTAAAGTGTCTGAAATAGGCATTAATAAAGACGATAAAACAGTATTACTTGTATATCTTAGTGTTACTCCTGACACCCATCCGGATACGGAAAGATCAACTATTGGTATTAAGCAATTGTTGCATATTTGGCTACCCAATACATTCGCACCGTAGATTATTGACGTCAAAGGGTTGTTATTTATAACTAAACTAAAGCCTTCTTTGATGTAATCTGAAACATTAAAAGCATCCACGTTTTGATATGAAAGGGTTATAGACGTGATGTTTTTCTTTTCTAACGTGTCAACAAGCAGGGTTGTTAAGTTGCCTTGGTTTGATAGTAACTGGCTTAATAGAATGTCGCAATCTATGAATTTATATCCTGTAAAATCCGCTATAGTATCAGGAAGAGACGTATTTATTCCATTAATTAAAGTAAATGTAGTTGTTAATGGTGGTGGCAAATCTAAGAATGATAAGTTAGAGTTGTTATCCCAGTGACATTCACCAACGAAATCAACAAAGCCAGACATATCTAAGGATAATATATCGTTACTCCCAAAATCAAGAAGTGTCACAGGGGCAATCACCATTAGAGGTAGGCTCAATATGGACAAGGTATTAAACTTTATAATTTTAATAGTGCCCCCTAAATGATACCAACCAGACATATTAAATTCAGTTACATTAGTGTTCCCAATAACCAACATATCACCATTTAGATCTAACTTATCAAAAGTTAACGCCCCCGATTTTTTACTTACGGGAAGCTTGAGATCTGTCATTTGCCTACCTATTCCGGAGGTAGCTTGTGTTGTTGATATGTCTAGATGATGCACCCCTTGAAGCATACTTATGTCTATGGCCCCCTTTATTGTGTTTCTAAATGACGCAATTGTTAATGATATGTCCTGAGTATTAACGCCAGCGTTGAATATTGGACGACCAGATGTTACTCCTGTGTTGTTGGTAAATAAAATATCAACTACACCGCCAAACATAACACCAAAAGAGGTAAAATCAATATCAGAATCCATTTCCTTGGCAATAAATGAATTCATTGAGACATCATTTTCAAGAAGGGGAAACTTAACCCCTGAAAAATCATTATCCCAATCATTAATCCCGAAATTAAATGATGTACATCGAACTAAGTCAGATATTTCATATCCGCTCATTCTTATTGGTACAGTTGGAACACCTGCGTCTACAGCCTCTTTTAATACAAAAGATGTTATTACATTACTATTAGTAAACTTAAAATCAAAAGAATGAGCGGTATTATCACCTGTTAAGTATGTTTGAGACTCAGATCCTATGAAAATTCTCTCAGTCTCTTTAGCTAAACCATCAACGTCTACCCTGTGAGCTGTATCTATTGTGGTTGGTAGTGTGCCTATGTAAGATATTAAAAAACCCTTTGCACCAAAAGAACTAACTTTGAAATGTTTACCTCTAGATCTTATTCGCTGCCTCATTAGTTATAGTTTTCAACTAGATCAAACTTTATATCGGACCCGTTGTTGTTTACGAATAATTTATCTTTTGCGTTCGGTGTTGATGATAGGGAAATCAATCCGTTACCACTATTACCAACAAGACTACCTGAGGGAATCGATAAATTCCGAAAACCTGTAGCGTCCTGTTGAATGTCAAATTCACCATCTTTCCCATTAGCAGCAATAATACTCAAAACAACATCACCATTAAACACTGCTTTTATTTTTGGCTCATTATCAACGTCCCATATAAAAGCTCCTGAAATAGTACCTTTATCTATGTAAGGTGTCACTGTTGTCGTTGGTAGTGCTTGGTTAGTGAATGTTAAGCCGTCCCATATCAAGACCTGACCAATGGCTATTCCTGAAATCGAATAAGGTATAGGTTCGTAGATACGATCTACACGCCAACTATTAACCGCTATCTTGCTAACTTTTATATATTGATTTTGATTTGTTGACTCGTAAAAAGGAATTATATTCCCTTGTGAGTCTTGCAACACAACCCCAGAAGTACTTATTCTAGTTACGGATGCGGATGTTGAATTAACAAAAAAAACATCAGGAACACCTGAAGCCGTGGTGTCAGGGAGCAAAACAATAAACTCACTTGACTGAGTGGCTATCATTGTTCTCTGGTTATCTATTAGTGACGGTTGATAAGTAACGCCATTTAATATCTCTGCATTTGATAATTCTCTAAGATACTCAGAATCAGAAAGAAAATTAAGAGTAGAGTCTATTTGATTGAGGTTTCTTTCCCTGTGAAATGATGGGGTAATCTCTTTTAAGGTGTTATCGGGCAAAAATATATTTTGATCCTCGTCCTTTAGTTCGATTCTTGTCTTTTTAGCCATTATCTTCTAAATCTTTTTTTATAGTTCTTTTCTGAGTCTTCAGATTCTATTGTTAACAACCCGTTAGAATTATTACTGTTTAATGTTAATGATGGGTCGTTAATGATCATTTTATATGCGCTTGTTTGATCTTGGTTAAACCTTAATAAATTATAGTCGAAAAGATCAAAAGAAGCTTCTATAATCATAGGGTATAACCTGTTCACCACCTTTGCAGGTAATAAATGTAATTCTATTTCATACACATTAAACACAAAAACCTCTCTCATTTTTGTTGTATTACTAGAAGATAAGAATGTTTCTTTGTTTTGGTTTGGTTTAATTCCTAAAATATTACCTTGTAACCTGAAATTATAGTGCTCCTCTATAGGCGACCCCGTTGAGTTGTAAACAAATTGTGGGTTGTCAAACTGCCCCTTGTTTAAAAACCTAAACAATAGCGTGCCGTCGGCTCTATTTTCATTATATGGCACTGAGTTGTATGGGTGGTAAAGAATTGTTTGGTCAGGCTCATTTGAGAAGTCCGAAAACCTAAACTCAATCATATATTTACCAGTAGGGTAATCACTCCATAAAATTTCTGTTGTGCAATAATTATAAGCGCCGTCTATAACAATGCTCTTTACCAATAAAAATTCTCCACCAGACAAAGATGCCCCTATTAGATAAAAATCACCAACGCCGTTTTGGAAAAACCTCGCTGTAAATCTTGATTTATCAGAAGACGCAATATTGGGTACTTCTGTATTAAAAACCATCTCTTCATAAGGAGGTTCTACATCACAAATACTAAATTCACTATCAACTTTAGGCATTGATACTAGCACACTAGGCGCATCAATACGATGCGCTATACCTGTGTTTGTCATCAAAACACCCCCTATTATGTTTTTAACTATTGTCATATATCATAACCGTTTGAGTATCCGTCCGAATAGGCCCCCGTTGATGGTGATAAATCAATGCCTCCCAATCTAAACGACAGGCTATTCGATACGGAACTATTAATGTAAGTTACATTTGTTCTGCATTCCATTACAAGATTTCCAGAATCTTCATAAAACAAAGGCAATGTGTCCCCTTCTAATGGTATTAATGGGCTTTCTGTGTTTGTTGTGAGCCTGTTGGTGAATATTTCATAAATACTGTAAGCACTTTCGTTTTTAGCAGATATCCTAGTGACAGCAAACCACTCCAACGGGTTAGGTACACCTGCTGCAGAGGGTGTAAAAGTTACTTTTATTTTTGTTTCTTCATTCTCTGATATAAATCCACTTAAATCTTGACCGTTTTCATTTGTTGTCTTCACGCTTGTTACTGACCACAAAGCAGGGGGGATACCCACCCTAGAAACTTCATCTTCATCGTAATCATATATCTTGAAATTCTGACTTAAATGGTAATATGTCGATTCTATGCCGTCAGAAATAACATCTACAGCAATATTTAGCTTAACTTCATAGCTGTTTTTTTCCGAATAATTATTTGACTTTGTGTTGAAACCGTCATTTAATTGGTCGGAGTCTTGAAAATTCGTAGGTACATTATCTAAACTAGGAAGTGTTTTTATTTGTTGCCAATCTATCTTAAAAGGAACATTAAATTCGTAGTCAATTTTATCGGCTATCTCACTTACTGTTTGAACTTTGACCATCCAAAATTTATTATTATCTCCAGAAATTGGGAAGTTTCTGGAGATATCAGTGTCCATATTTTGAACTATAGTATAATCAGTAATAATGCTGCCTAGATCTTTGTTAATATCTAATGAATTGGTGAAATCTATTTCATAACTAGATATTTCGAAATAATCATCGGTTATAATAGGGAATGTTTTTGAAGAGTCTACAGCGATTAGGCCGACTCTAACTTTTCCAATCCTTATAGATTTATAAATATTTGTGTCTCCATTAAATAGGTTTATTGAACTGTTTGTGGTTTTCTCAAGAGTGAAATTAACATAACAACCATCTTCGATCCATCCATTTATGTTTCCGTACGGTATACCGTCATTTGAGGTGTTGAATATATTTAATAAAGGTATATTTATCAACCCGTCAACATCTGTGTCAGTGGAGAATAATTGATAATCAACCAAAATGTTTGATTTATCTCTTAATCTTATGTCTGCATTCGAGTCAGTAGAAGGCATTACTGAAAGCCCGTATTTTATACTGTCAGATAACAGTTCTTTTTGAGATTCTGAATAATTAGTAGTGAAGTTTATCTTTATTATGTTTGATCCTATTAGTAAACAGCTAATATCTCCAAAAACATCTGTCCCTATGTTTGTTGTCCCTATTTGCAATTGAGTAACAGCTCTAACAAAAGTATCGTCAAAATCTAGTTGAGAGGTTGAGTAACTCCCGTTTTTAGGGAAAATAATATGCATAACACTAACAATCTGACCGTTTGAAAAAGTAAAGTCCTTAGATTGTATAGATATTTCGACTCTTGTTTTTGTGTTTGTAGATAAACTTGTCTTAGGTAGCCCAGTATCATCATCAGTGAATGAAAGAGATGATAAACTATAATTATTAGGGAACCCATTATAATTCTCACCATACCATCCGACAGAACCTAAAGATTCCGAAAAAGAGAACACTTTAGTACTGTTAGAATTGGAATAAACATCCCTAAATTCACAATTAAATATATACTTTGTTGACTCATCACCAAAATAAAGCGGTGGATTCACTATAGTTTCAGGATTATAGTAATTATCATTTGAGTCAAATATTTGAGGTTGTATTACAACATTGCTTAATATCCTAAACACTTGTATTCCGTTTGATATTGTTGTAGTCGGGCAATCTCCTAACCCGTCATCATCTATAGTGATAACGAGGTCTGAGTAAGATATAAAAGAAACTCTTTTTCTTGATGAGTATCCATCATTAGAACCATTGACAGACATATTTTGAAGAGTGGGTGTTAATTGATAAATATCCTCAATAAAGTAAGATCTATCGTTACCAGTCACAGAATCTGTATAATTCTCTGACGTTGAAGAGTTGGCAACAAAGTTATCTCTAAAAAACAAAGATCTTAATGGCGTTATGTTTACAATGTAAATCTCATTTGTCTCTAGTGATTTAATTAAAGAAGAACCTGTGTAACTTATTTCGTTCTCAGAAACAAAAGAAACCGTCCCAATCTGTTTAAAAAGATTGTCTGCTGTTCCTGAGTTCGTCGCGCCGACAATAGTCACATTGTCTCCTTCCTGAAATCCGTCATCAAAAAAAGACCCCCCGTCATCCCTGACTATATAAGCAAAGTCGTCTGTTATATGCCAAGATAGTTCTGGCAAATACGTGATTGTTTCAATCTCTATAAAAAAAGAAAACAGTAAAGACTCATTTACATTTGCCACCAAGCTAGTAGATGATAATCCTCCGTGGTCAGGTGTCCAAGTTTTATTTTTTATTCTAGCGAAGCTCATCTTCCAATCTTTTCTTCAGTTTAATTAACTCTTCTTGTTTCCCTTTTTTATCCAAAGAAAGCATTAATTTCATAGCAGAAGCTGCTTTTTTTGCTTTTTTGTTCAAAGGGTCTGACTCTGGAATACTTTTAGATATATCATTAATAGATTTATTTAATATGTTTGAATACCTGTTTATATCCTTTAACACTTTGTTTATCTCTGAATTTGTGCCTTGCATATTACTCTTGCTCTACGTAGGTTTCTTTAAGTTTATTAGTGTAAGTTTTACTAATATAATACTCTATTTTAGCAAGGCTTAAGGATGGTGAATAATTAATCTTTAAAGCGGTGCATTCATCGCCATTTATGTTCGTAAATAATGGGTTATCTAATAAAGATACATAATCTCCTAGTGTCATTGGTAAGTTGTCGTTTGCTTTGTTTATAAATTGCCCTTTCTTACCATCAACAACAAAACTCCTATAAGCATAATCTTTCAAGTAGATCTCTTTTGCTGTCCTGTCCCTGAATCCTGAAGGCAAAACAAAATGTTGCCCGTTGTTGGTTGTGTTTCCTTTCCATACAATAGGTACACCCCATATTTCATCGCTTACCTTTATACACCCTATTGTCTTATTGAAATCAAAACTTAAAACATCTGACAACCCAAGGAATGACGAGAACTGATTAAAAGCCTCTAATAAAGGGTTAACAGCCTCCTCTAGACCCGTCAACTCTGTTTTACTATTGCATATTTGAACACCTAAAAATATATCATTTAAGCCTTTTGGTATGGCTGTAGTTTCATTTTCAATGGTGGACTGTGTTAATATTTTGAATGACGTTCCTTTGTAGTTTATCCTTGTATATTCATTGTTTACATCACCTTGATATTGTATTATCTTAACAGGCGTCAAGTCTTCTATGTTTGGGGACTCTTTCTCATCTAAAACGTCAGGCATCACATAATAGCTGCTACTCATCCATATCTCGTGCCCTTCAGGATATATTAAAACGTTATTATTCTTGTCAATCTTAACCAAACTATTAGATTCCTTTAAAACAAACAAAAGCATCTCAGAAACCCTTATTTCATTATCTAAATCGTTAGGTAGTCCAGTATTGTAATTATCTTTAAATGAAGATAAGTAGCTAATGCTTTTAATATCATTAGTAGTCTGTATAGAGTTATAACCTAACTCCTTAAACACCACCTCTAATATCTCTATCGGTTTTATGTATTTTCTTGTTGTTGGTATAGGTAATACTAACCGTATAAATTCAGAAACCATCTTACTATAAGCTAGAACCATTCCTGCAAAAAGAGCCACGTTAAAAAGCAACATAGCTACAGCATATATTGCGGCAGACAACGACCCAAAAGCGCCAGAAGCTAGCGCAGAAACAAAACTGGCTATTTGCTGCCCTAGATTCTGAGCTGTCCTAACTAGCTCGATCGTCATCATAACAATCATCATACCTGCCATAAATATTTCTGATTGCTGGTTGACCCTAACTACAGCAACGGAAACATCATAAGAAGGGAACACTAGTGTTTGATCAAAGAAATCGAATGTCAACACTCTTATTTTGTCTTCAAAATCTTGTATGTTTTTATCTGAAATTATTGCACACCTTACTTTTGTCTCGTCTATTATTAAGAAGTTTTTAGATAGATCGATTAATAATGGCAGTGTAACAATGTCATTATTTGACTGTATTGTTAATGTCAACCCTATCCTTTGTAAGATGTCACCATTGTTATAATGCTGTATAATAAAGTCTGCCGATTTATTAAGAAAGGTTAATTGATCAATTCCCAAAACTGCCTGTGGCTGAGACTTTCCAAAGTCCGCAGTCAAGTCTATGTTAGGGAATTCTAACGTATCTGCTGGTTCATTCAGCCCGTCAATATCTAAAGAAAATAATAACTCGTCCATCACCTTAGTCTTTTGTGTGTCTTCTCTGTTCCTGTTTGTTTTTTTACTTCCCTTGTTACTATCCCAGAAATAACATCGTAATCCACCTTGTCGGCTTGTATTTTACCAATAGACTTAGATACTAGCTTAGTCTCTTTTATCAGTTCTTTTATGTGTGTATCGTCTTGTTTTTCTGTTTTTATATATTGTACACCTCCGTGTTTTTCACTATCTCTCAAGCGTTGCTGAACAGCTTCAGTAGTAAATAAACCCATCTTCTTCTGTTCGTCGGTTTGTTTCTTGGTATGTACAGCTTCATTATTATGCAACAACATAATCCTTCCGCCGTCTTTATCTAATGGGTTAGACACTGTACCCGTGTCATCTATTCCATCTTTTGCAGATACTAATTGATCTATAAACGCTTTGCTTATTAAAACATCTCTAGTGGCCTTGCCTACTGGGTTTTCGTCTCCTGCTTGTGCGTAAGAAGAAAGAAGCCTAAGATATGTTAGACCCAACTCAACAGTTTTTTCTCTTTTAACTGTTCTTGCCCTTTCTTGTTCTAGTTCCAGTTGTTTCTTTCTCTGGAAATCAATCGCTTCCTCTTGTAATTCACTTTGAGCTGTTGCGCTGTCTATTTGCTTCTGTTCTAGCGATTTTGAGGCTTCTAATTCATCGTCAATTCTGTCTAATTTCTTCTTAAATAATGCATCTGATAAATTCTCAAGAAAGGTTAAACCGTCTTCAATTAGTTTTTTTCTTTCTTCTTCTGTCTTTTTTGTTGCCGCTAATGATTTTGCATCTTCTTCGGCTTTCTTGTCGGCCGCATCTTGCTGTTCATTAAGTAGTAGATCATTAAGCTCTTTTTCTAGCTCTAGTCTTGCTGTTGAATCTTCCTCTAGTAAATCAATCCTTTCTTCTAGGTTCTTTTTTTCTAGTTCATTTTTCTCTTTTCCTAGTGTTTCGAACTTATCCTTTTGTTTGCTATCAAGTGTGTCTTGCTGTAGTGATATCTCTCTTTGTAGTTCCAAATTCTCCCTATCGCTTTCGTTAAGTGATTTAGAACTTTCTTTGTTTGCTTCGTTTAGGTCTTGTTTTATTTTCAAAGACTCCTTCAGTCTCTTCTCTTCAATTTCACCAAGGTCTAAAAGACGTATCTTATTAAATATTTCCTGTTGATCTGACTCGTTTAATATTCCTGATATAGCCGCTTTTGTTAGTTTAGCTTTTGAAATCTCTTTTTCCGACTCTGTTAAATCGCTGTTTAGGTCAATAGAAAGCTTTGCCTGTTTTGTTATCAACCCAACAGACTCATTAAACAAGTCTTCTTCTAGTTTTTTATTTCTGTTTAATGCTCTTGCTCTCTCTTCTTGTGTCGACTCATTACTTTCAATTATCTTTTCATTTAAGGCAAATTGTTTTTCTCCGAACTCTTCAATTATATCTAATCTTTGTTCAAAACTATCCCTAAACGTTTTCCTATTCTTCTCATCTTGATCCCGTTGAAAACTTAAAGCTTCGGTTTGTTTTTCAACACGCTCCACAAAAGCCTCTGTGAATGCATTTTCAGCATCGTCTGACACTTTTAACGCAACCCCTTTCTGTGCTAAAACTTTGTTTAGGTCTTCACCCGTCTCTATCTCTTTTAATTGAGCAGAAGAAAACAATGCAGACCTCAACAACTCCCCTTTTATAGCTTGTATAGTTAGTTTTTCTTTTGTTAATGCTAGTTGTTCCTCTAAATCAGCAAAACCTATTGCCGCCTTCCTCGCTTTATCAAGTATTAGCTCCCTTCTAATGAAGCCCACAGTGTCATCATCTGACATATCCTGTAGTATTTGCCTTTTCTCAGCCAATCCTGCTAGTGCTCTGGTTTGCTTTAGTATAGCTATTTCGGTATTTTGTTGTAGTATTAAAAACTCATCTTGAAAATCTATAGCTTCATCAGTCCTATTAAGAAAACCGTCAAAAGACTTTGTGATCTGATCCCACCCTTCAGCAAAAGTCACATTCTTTTCTGCCGACTCTTCTTGTTTTTCATTCAGGGTGTCTATTTCTTTTTGAACTGCCATCACAGCAGCCTTAGCATCATCAGACCAAGGCTGAAGGGCAGCCCTTGATTGTGCTAAGAAAAGCTCCATCTTCAATGAAGCCGATTGTATCCCGTCTGAAATACTAGTGACAATACCACTTATGCTTTGACTCAAGGCTGTGAATATTGTTTTAACCCCTTGAAAAGCATTAACTAAAGAAGCGAATAAAACCTTCACAGACTCGGTAAACTTACTCAACGCCCTAGCACTTTCTAAAGACGCTTCTCTTGATGTTCCAAAAGATTCCGACAACTTAGCTAACAACCCAATAATAAGGCCTACACCAATAGCTTTTGTAGCTGTGCCTAGTGATTTACTCGCTTTCTCTTGGTCTTTTGTTGCGTCAGTTACGTCTTTAATCGCTTCCTCCTGCTTTTTTAATTCTTTCCTAAGCTCTTTTGCTTCCTTTGTGTTTTTGTCTCCTTCTGCTACCGCGTCCTGATACGCATCAGTTAATATCTTAAGCTTCTTCTTTTGGTCTTCAAACGAGTCTGTTAACCCTTCGGTTGCGCTTTTGTAATTACCTATGTTTATTTTATTCTTTATAAACTGGTCGCAACTATCGCTTAACTGCTCAGTCAGAGCATCAATCTCATCATTAAACTTTTGTAGATTGACATCACCAAAATCTAGTTTATCAGTCTCAATTCTTAATGCTTTTATCCTGTCTTTTAATTCGTTTTTATTATTTATAGATTGAGTCTCCAAGATTAGTTCAGCTTCTAAATCCTTTCGTCTTTGCCTGTTAATCTTTTGAAGCTTTATCTTCTCCTTTATCTCTTCATCAGTAAGTTTCTTTGTTTTTTCTTTCTCCTTGTTGCTTTTCTCTTCTTGTTTTATTTGATCCTTCTTTGTTTTTACTTCTTTTTCATTCTGCTTCTGTAACTCAGTATTGAGTTTAGCGGACAATACGTCTAGCTTCTGCTTTCTTTCTACTTGTTTTATTAGGTCTTCCTGTATATTTACAAGATCCTGAACACCCTTTTTAGTAGATATGTCTATCTTTTTTAAGGTGGACTCATATTGAATACCTAGTTGCTCTATTTCTTTAGACAGGTTCTCCACCCCTAGAATCATAGCTTCAATTCCTTTTACCGATTTCAGGAAGGGTTCTGGGCTTACTATTTTATCAAATTCTGTTGTAGCCATTATCTATGAGTTGATTCTTTTTAAATATATTCTCTCTAATCTCACAAGGTATGAAAAGTACTTATCTGTACTCAATTTTTCTGGGTCTAAAGGAAAGCTTATATTCAAGTCAGTTTCAATAGTTATTAATGAATCATATAACGTCGTAGTCTCTCCATTAATAGTAGGCTTCATACCTTGTATTTCGATCTTGGCTTTCATAGCTTTTAATCGGTCACCCTTTATGGCTCCAGTCATTAACAGGCATAAACTCACTATTTTTGCTAATTTCCTTTTTTGTTCTTTTGTTGATATTTAGCTAACCATTCATTATAAATAACGTCCCAGTTTTTAACCATTTCATTATTCCATCCTATCTTTAGTTTATCACTCCATATTAGCAAGGGTTTAAACTTAAAGCTTTCCATAAAAACCCTAAGACGTGATTTCTTACCAAGAAGAAGCACGTCACCTGTCTCGTTTATATCAAACCACAAACATACAGGCAGTTTTTTAATTGAATTGTAATATTCTGATTTTAATTTCATCTGCTATCTTTTTACAAAGCAATACCTCGCTTTCTTTTGTCAACTTGTTAATATCTTCGCCAAACTCAATATAAAGATCCGTGTTGTCTTTGATGGGGTTTGCCAAGATGTCGAAAAAAGTTTTACCTACAATAACCCTTATGGTCGAATAGAACTCTCCTGTAAAGTTCAGGTCTATAACTTGTATTTGCAAACCTGCTTCAGACCTTATTTGTTTTGTTGTTGGTGAGTACTCACCTTGTAATCCTATATTACGTCCTTCTATAGGGCTGTTGTTACCATCTATACCCTTTGATAGTTGGCCCTTGTTCAGCTCAACTATGAAGTCTTTTATCTCCTTAGTAGAGAATATTTCTAACATTAAGGATTCGAATTCTAGCAAGTCCTTTAACTGTTCTAATCGTTTTATGAATGGCTGAAACAACATTCTTTAAAGATAACCAATATTACCATTAATTTTTAGGCATAAAAAAGCCCCGACTAGCGAGGCTTTTTTATTATTCCAATTTATTCTGTCAGCTTATCAGCCTTTTTTGCTGTTTCCTTCTCTTGCATCTACCTAATTCTTTAATTATTTTTTCGTTTATCCTCACCATTGAAACAAAAATAACTTTTTGCTCATATTCCTTTATTATCCAAATATACTTTATCCAAGAAAATATATTTTTGTCTAAGTACTTTATTAGTATTCTTTTTCATTATCTCAATACCAAAGAACAAACGTAATATATAGAAAATTATTCTCATACCCATCTTTATATGTAGAGAGTTCTCACTTAATAAAACTTATCTATAAAATTTTCCTAAATTCACATAACTATTTTCTGTTCACTTTAATTAGTTTAACTGTTCTTACAACTGAAACACCTAATGACAAAATAATTATAATAATCAATATAATACAAATCGGACGAGTGAAAGCAGGCAAAATACTTCCACCAAAAATTAATAAGGAGCGCCTCAATTCTTTTTCTGCCATCGGTCCTAGAATTAAAGCTAAAATAATTGGTACATAAGAAATTTTAGCTTTTTGCATAATATATCCGAGGATACCAAAAATGAACATAATTACAACATCAATAATATTATTCCTCAAAGCATATGAACCAATAACGCTCAATACAATTATACAAGGAGATAAAATAGTTGTGGGAATTTTTACTACTTGAATAAATATCTTGGCTCCTGCTAATCCAAATATACACATTGCAATATTAGACAAAAATAAAGAAAATATTAGAGTATATGTTACTACTCCATGTTTTATGAAAAGCTCCGGACCAGGAATTAGGCCATGTATTAATAAGCCCCCTAAAAATACTGCAGAAACAGAGTTACCAGGTATCCCTAAAGTTAAAAGTGGAACCAATGAACCCCCAGTAACTGCATTATTGGCAGCCTCTGAGCCAGCAACTCCTTCAATACTTCCTTTGCCAAACTCTTCGGGATGTTTGGAATTACGTTTTGCTTCACTATAACCAATATAGGCTGCTATATCTGTTCCGGCTCCCGGAATTATTCCTATTATTGTTCCAATAATGGTAGAACGGATAAAGGTTAAAAATGTCCTTTTTAGATCAGACAAGGTAGGAATAATTTTATCTTTTATTATACTCTTTTTTACCTGTATTGATGTCCGTGTAGTCTCAATAATGCTCATAGCTTGGGAAATTGATACTAATCCAATAATTACTGGTAATAATGGTAATCCATCAATTAAAGAACATTGACCCCAAGTAAATCTCAATTCACCAGATATTATATCAATCCCAGTTAAAGCTACAGCCAATCCAAAAAAACCTGAAATTAAACCTTTTAATAATGAATCACTAGAAACAATTATGATTATAGTAAGGCCAAATACAGCCAGGAAAAAACGTTCAGGTGGTCCAAATTTCAAAGAAAGCTTTGCTAAGGCCGGTGCAATAATTAAAAGAGATAAGGCACTAAATAAGCCTCCAAAAGTTGACGAGACTGTTGATATTCCTAAAGCTCTTCC